TAAGTACTTGCCAGCAAATTCTCCAGCATAACTAGAGTTTGTAATCGTTGGATTAGCCATTTAATTTAATTTTAGTTGTTAATTATTTTATTTAATACTCTATCTAAAGTTGAGGGTCTGCGATTTTGTGCAAACTTTAAACTTGATTTGTTTGTTGAACCAGCTTCTGGATTTGCCATAATAGGCTCAGCACTTGGCTCATTCAATTCTTCTTGTACCTCTTGTGGTACTTCGTTTAATTCGTGCTTAGATAATTCTTCTGTAATAAGGTTTCCTAAGTCATCAGAACTCATTTCTTCTTTAGGCTCTAACATTGCTTTGATTTCTTCAACAATATCTCTTACCTCTTGTAGTTCTTCTTTAGTAGCATAGCCCATTTCTTCTTTTTCTTCTTCTTGAGCTTCTACTTCTTCAACTTCTTCCTCTACTTCTTCTTCTCCAGCTTCTTTAATTTCAGCTATAATACCCTCATCAGATACTACTAAAATTCTTCCGTCTTCTAGTTGGTAATCTCCAACTGGTAATGCTACTCTTTCATCTTCTGTAACAATAAAAACTTCGCTTTCAGCTTCAAAAGAATCTGCCTCTATAACAGTTCCGTTTTCTAACGCTTGTTGTTCTAGCTTAACTTCTTCAGATAAGCCAACAACTTCCTTGATTTTACTAATCATATCATTTGTATTCATATTAATATATAATGGTTAAAAATTAATTTTGCATTTTCAAACGTTCCCAATTCCTTGAGCCCTTAAACTTCCATCACAACACTTAGTCTTATAAGTATTGTCTTTACATAAACAACCACCTCTTCGGCTTCCTTTTGGACTTGTCTTACTTGGTGTTATAAATTCTTTAGTTTTGTTTTTCATTTATATTATTTTATTGGTACACAGTTAGGAACTTTCTTTCCGTTTTTCATTTTCATTCCGTATTGCTCATACCCATCTTGACAAGGTGCTTTAAGGTTGTGTTGTTCACAAGGCATAAACCAAGTCTTACCCTCAAAATCGTGTTCGTGGTATTTATCACATCCTATATCTTGAGCAGCCTTTATAGCAAGTTCTTTTGTTGAATAAGCTAACCTATCATCTATAATAGCCATTGAGTCATTTATTACTTCACTTGCTAACTCAATCTCTCCTAGTTCTTTTAGTTTGCTTTCTGCCCATCGCTTTCCAGCTTTACCACCCCATAGTAAATAAGAGATAGTACCACAGGCTTTAGAATCTCCCTCATCATAATAAGCCTCAGCTCTTGATAAGTAAGAGTACATTCTTTTTATAGTTTCCTTTGATATTGGTTTTCCTTGTGCTAATTGTTGAGCTCGTATCTTTCCTACTTGAGTAGCACACTTGTTATTTACTTTCTCGTTTAGATCTAAACCTCTTTTAGCGTTGTTCTTCACCCCACTAGGATAATCTGAATAGCTTTCTAATACTGTCTTCTTACCACTCTTAACTCGCTTATCGTTTTTAATAATAGCTTTCACTTGTCCTAGTAAGTATTCAGCTTCTTCTTCTTCAATCTTAGCAAGTTCATCTTTGATGGTTTCTTTTGGTCTTTCCATCTTATCAGCAAAGTAGCCCTCTATACTAAAGCCTTTGACCTTACCCGTTTTAACAAACTCATTCCAGATTTTATCGTTGTTTACTTTCACAGCACCAACCCAAGTACCTAAAGGTAAATCCATACCATACTTAACGCTCTTATCGTGTACCTTGTCTTCTACTATCCAAGACTCTACTAAACTAAGTCCGTTTAACTCGTATTGGTGTTCTAAGGTTGAGTTGTTTTGTTTGCCTTGCATTAAATACATTTGAGAGGCTTTTAAGACAGTATCTTTTGAAAAGTATATATAATACTCATCTTCTCCGTTTCGTCTGTATATGGGCTTATTTGGGATAAGTAAAGCACCCATTAATATACGCTTCTCTTTGTCTACCTCAGCAAATTTAAACTCTTGTGATTTAAGAGCTATAAAGTCTTCTTCTATCGCTGGATTCTCTACTACACTTATAGCTTCAATTCCTATTTCTTGGTCTTCGTCTAATATCAGTTCTACTATTCGCATATTATTATATAAAGATTTTTAATTTATTTTGTAATTATCCTATCGTTGCACCCTCAACAATATTGTTTTGTAAACTCTGTGCTGTTGTTACGTCATTAGCCACTACGAACGCCTGTACTGGTTGTTGTTCTTGAGTGCCTATCGCATCAGCTAATTGGTTTGTATCAGAAGCTCCAACAATGTTAAAAGCTGGAGGTTGAGAACCACCACCACCACCAGCAGCAGCACCACCACCACCACTTACACTTTTAGAATCTCCTTTAATAGAGTTTATACTTTTAGCAGCACTTGCGACAGTTGAGCCAATAGATAAAGCAGCTTTAGCAGTATTAATACCAACAAAAGGCATCCCACTTGTTAATGGACTGGCAGCAACTGCTTTTGCATTTGCCTCAGCAGTTGATGAAATAGTTGATGAAATAGATTTACTAGCAGTTCTAACAACATCAGCAATAGCTAAGGCTTTTCCGACTTTTTCCATTTTCTTTCCACCTATACTTAAAATATTTTGTAAATTATCAAATCCAGTCCTATACTGTTCTTCTTCAAATTCTTTTTGTATTTTTAATCTTTCCCTTTCATCAGCATCTTCTTTTTCTTTTTTTGCATCTTCCGCTGCTTTCTTTTTATCTCTTCTTTCTTTGTCTATTGCATCAAATTCAGCTTGTTTAGCTGCTAACTTTTCATTTAGTGAATCTTTTAATTCTTGAGTGAGTAAACCAGCATCTTTTGCTTCTTTTAATAATTTTTCGTTATGTTCTTCTATTTTTAATAATTCTAATGCTCTAGCTTCATCTTCTTTATTTGCACTTTCATCTCTAATTTTGTTTTTTAAGTCTTCTAATTTTTTAGCTTCGTCAACTTCATCTTCTCCATTTTTTTTTGATTTTTCTTTTTCAGCTAAAAGATAACCATCTCTTTTGTTCCTTAAATTTCTTAATTGCTTTTCTGTTTCTCTTATTGTATCTTCAGCTTTATCTTCAACCTCTTTACTGTCAAAAACTAAACCAGCAATACCGCCAGAGAATTGTTCTTCTAAATTAGTAGCTTCAGCTCCAACTCCAGGTAAAAAACTAGCAGCGTATGTAATGCCGTCTATCATTTTTAAAATTAAGCTAATAGGGGCAAATACAAACCTAATTATTCCTTGTAATATATCCTTATTACGTTTAGCTGTTTCTATTTGAGATTTTTTTATTTGTTTCTGGGATAATAATTGAGCTTCATAGGCTAATATACTCTCATTGGTTTGCTGTTTCTTTATGTCACGAATTTCTTTCTCTGTCTTACCTTGTAATTTAAGAGAATTAACACTTTCATTTGTGTTCTCAAGTAATCTAGAGCTCAAAATAACGTTTTGTTCAGCTACTTCTAATGATTTCTTTTGTTCTTTTGTAACTCCAGAAACTAAATCTTTTATCTTGTCAAAATTAGATATAACGTATCCTAACGCAATAACAAAAGCACCAATACCAGTTGCAACCATCGCTTTTTTAAAGCCGCTAAGACCTTTAGAAGATAAAGAAATAGCCTCATAAGAATCTTTAAACTGTTGAGCTAACCCTCCAGTTAAGTTGTTTAAGATTCCCATTGCACCGCCATTAGACACAAGGTCATTTGTTAAATCATTTGTGCCTTTACCTAAAGATTTTTGTTGAACCTTTAACTGCTTAACTGATAGGTTTTGGTCTTTTATAGAATCCTTAACGTGGTTTAATTCAGTAGTCAGTTCTTTTTGAGCTGCTAGTGAATTTTTAGGAGTATCTCTTAATTGTTGCTCAAGTTTCTGTTGCTCTCTTTGTAGCTCTATTGTAATCTGCTCTTGTTCCTCTAGTATGCTATTTAAAAGAGTAATATCTTGAACTGCATCTTTAGAGTTTACATTTATATTTATAGTTTTGTCTATTGCCATTTTATCTCTTGTTTTAGTGCTTTATATCCCTCTCTTAATGTTGTAGGTAGTTTATGTTTACCTTGTGCTATTCTAATGGATTCCGTTTCTCCTTTTGCGTGTTTTAAAAGTTCTAATATATTTTTTATCATTACTCTAGTATAATATTATCATTTCCTTCTGTTATTAATGTATCTCCGTTTTCTGCTAGTGCTGAATCAAAAGCTGACGTTGTTACAATGATGTCTTGAAATCTGCTAAATTTACTACCAGCATATTCAACTTGACCACTTAGTTTGTAAGTTAATCCAGCTTCTAAGCCTGTGAATTGATAAGTAGTAGCAGTTTGTTTTTCTGTTATTACATCATCAACATAAAGCCAGTATCTTATAGCACCAGCAACAGCAGTCCAACTTGTGTCAACTGTTGTACTACTTATTGAGGTAGCAGAAAAATCTGCCATTCTTGGTAACCCCTCAACTATTCCGTTTTGAACATCTTGTGAGCTTGTAAACAAATTAAACAATTCTAACTCTGTCTTATTAGTTAGTAAGTTAGTTTTTATAGTGTTTATTCGATAGCTTTTATTTGCTATTATAAAAGTATCATTTAGTTGATATTTTAATAATATTCTTAAAGGTAAGTAAGCAGTTACTTTTGTCTTTCTCGCTTGTTTATCAAATATGCTAGTAATGTAATCTAAATAGTTTTTTTGAAATAATGAGTTTGGATTAAAGGCTAAACTATTTTCATCCATCTCTCCACCAAAATTTAAAGTTTCGTTTCCAGAAAATGATGAGTTTGACGGTCGTTTATATCTTGGTACTTCTGTTGTTCCATTCCAAAATATTGCTCCGCCTGGATCTGTATTATTACAATACAATAATAGAGGAGCTCCTATTGTAGCTGATAAATTAATATCTAACAAAGAGCCTTGTGTTACATTTGTTAAAACATCACTAGTATCTCTTAAACGCTCATACATTATCTTTTCAAAGTCAACCTCTATCTTATATGGCTCTCCATCAAATTCATCGTTACCAGCAGTTATATTACCAAAGTCATCGCTTTGTATTTCGTCTGAGAATTTTGCTAAGAAATACTCTTTACTTTTAAATCTAAAATCTACTTCACTAAACTGCATTAGCTTTGCAATATTAGAACTGTCTACTTCTACATAATCTGTAATGTTGTAAGTAGTACCAGCATTGTAAAAGTCTTGTAAAGGTTGAACTACTATAATACCATTTTCTTTGTATGCAGTTAGATTAAACATTTTAAACAAAGATGTCATAAAATCTATAATCTTCATTTTAGGAACTTGACGAGTAACAACAAAATTATTTAATATTGAGTTACTTGGAAAGCTATATGTTGCAGTAATAAGACCTTGCAGTCTTGAAATCGCTAACGTCTGATTGCTTATTGTTAATGTGTTTTCCGACTCAACAGTAAAAAGTACATTGCTAGGTACATTAGATGTAATTTCAAATTGTACTGTATGGGTTGCAATAGTGTTAAAAGTTTGCTCTGCATACACCTGTCCGTTAGGAGAGGTTATTCTTACAGTTACAGGAGTTGTTGTTGTTAGTGTTATATTGTAAGTAAGTAGATATAGGTTTCCAGCAGATAAGGGTCTAAGATCAATATTATTAGCAGTTGTAACTGTCAAATCATTAAGACTGTTTGTAACAGTCAAAATCCCTCCAGTAGTTAAAGCATTACTCACATTACCAGAAGCTCTATGTAATAACATATAAATCTTATGGAAGTTTAAAGTATTAAAAAAATCATTACTAAATGTTAGACTGTACTTTGTTTGTATTGCTTCAATTATTTTTCTTATTCTTAAAGCTGGTTTTAAATCTTTAAAATCTAAGCTGTCATTTCCGCTTTTGTATCTTCCATTTGATGCTATTTGAAAGTATTTACTGTGTGTTACTAAAGGAAAAGCAACATTTAAAAAACCAGCTCCATCTGTAAACTTATCTAAAACTGTTGCATCATCATAAGTGAAATTTTCACTATCCAAAGATTGTAAAGAACTTAATTCATCATCTTTAAATAAATCTTTTAGTTCTATTATATCCCCAAAGAAAACAACCTTATAAGAGTAAGCCTTATTATCTTTTAAGTCTACTGCATTTAGTTTTATTTTACCTTTTCTAAAATCTACTCCGTTTAATTTTATTATCGCATCTGCTTTAAATCTTGCATCAAAACTATTTAATACATCTGTATCTTGATAGTGCTTAAAAAACTTGTTATTATTCTTTGATGCTGGTAAGTTAAATTGTTGTGAGAATGTTGTAAATATCTTAGATATATCTCTAACATCTTGTATGCTATCGGAAATGCTTACACTTTCATCTTTGAACATATCCATCTTAACATAGTCGGAAAAGATGCGATATTTTTCTCCACTTGCCATTATATCATTATCAAGCGTTAATTGAGTTGCTGAATCAATAGCGGTTATCTTGGCAGTAGTGTTGTCTGTTATGTTTTCAACTACATCTCCAACTGCTAATAAAGTTGTGAAAGCTCCTGATGCATCTACTAATTTATTTGTAGTTGTTGAGCTTGCAGTTCCTTGAGCTAAGAACTGACTTCTTATGTATAACTCTATTATCTGCATCTATCTAATATCGTTTATTGTATTGTTTGAATACTCAACCTCTATTGAGTAAGTAATGAGCTTGTCGTTTAATTGTGTTTTATAAGCTAAACTTGAAGATGTTATTGTTACTGGTCTTGTGACTGGACTAGGTTTAACTCCCTCTGTCATCCATACCTGTTCGCTTAATTCCATTTGCTTAAATACCTCATTAAAACTTTCTGGATAAAAACCAGAGTTTAATGTTATCTTCTCTATTCCGTTTTTAGTTAATATTGTGTTTTGGTGTTTAAGTCTGTTATAACTTGAACCACTAACTATATTTTTCTTAAACTGCTCTTTCTTAGTTGTTAGTACTTCTGTGCTTTTCTTATTAAACCAGATATATTGTATAGCACCAAATTTATTTACAAAAGATAATTTTCTTTGTGTGTATTTACATTCTGACACTCTTTCAATTTCAACAGTTATATCGCTACCAGTTCCAGATAATACAGCAGTAGCTATGTTCTCGCTTGTTCCAGTAACATAAGCAACTTGACCAGTAGATAATGTTGAGGTGTTTGTTGTAACTGTTTCGAGTGTTGTCCCAGCTGCATTTTTAAATACTACTGTTTGGTTTAAACTTGTATCAACAGGAATTTTAACTCTGTCAAAGTTTCCACTTACAACTTCTGGAATATATATAACAGTGTTTGTTTGTAATAGTTTGCTTGAGTTAGTAGGATTAGCTGCATCTTCAAAATATCCATATCCATTAAAAGCAGTTAATTGTGTATAAACACTAATTGTTTGTGCTACTCCGTTTATTGTTTGAGTAGTTCTATAATCTACCCAAAGAATATTTGTTGTGTAATCTATCTCAATATATGCTTGTGATATATAATCCTTTACAAGTTCGCTTATCTCAAATGTAACTTCATTATTAACTGCAAAACCCTCAAGGTTATAAGTTGGTGTTGTTGGTCTACTATTATTTGTATTTCCAACTCCTTGTGTGCCTGTATAAATATATATCTCTATTGAAGTACTATTTAAACCAGTTACAGTTCCTGTTGTTATATAGTAAGGACTTCTTACGTTTATCTTGCTCATTTTTTATCTATGTTTACTTGTATCTGTTTTTCTATTCCTATTGAGTATGCTTCTATTAATTCGTCTGGTAGTCTTTTAAATGCTGCTTCAAATGGCTTTGTAAAAAACATACTAGGTCTTATACCGTTTTTATATATAGATTTAGCAATAGCAAACTTTAAACCCTCTCTTGATGTAAACTTGCCACCTTTGGTTCTTGGTGCTATTCCCTTTCTTACTACCCATTTATCAAAAGCCTGTGGTGGAGGCATCTTAGTTGTATAAGAGTAAGGTGTATTATACTTTTTATTTTTACCACTAACCCCTCTATCTTGAAACTTACCATAATCAACCATTTCAAAGGCTAGTGATGTTGTTTTAGCACTTTCATTAACTTCATAACCTAAAGACCTATAAAGCTCGTTAGAAGCTCTCTTTTTACCCTTAGTCAAGTTAGTTCTACTTTGTTGTATAACATACTTAGCAAACTTATTTAGCTCATCCCTTAAGTATTCATCTGCTAACATATACTTATATCGTTATGAATTACAATATTCATAGTAGCAGCAAACCCAGCTAAACGATTATCAAACCTTTCATAAAAAGGTTCTAAAGTTGCATCTCCCTCTAATTGAAACTTATCACTATAAAGTGTACCCCTACGCAATACCATTACTAATTTGTTTAATACTGCTAACTGTGTGTTAAGCACATCTTGCTCATTGTTATTACCTCTAAATATATCTTCTGTCTTTTCTTTGCTCTCGTCTACTATATCCATTGCCATTACAGTAATGTTAAAAACTAATACTTGTTCTTGCGTTGTAACGTTGTTTATTACAATGTGGCTTAAAGGGAATATGCTTTGCTTAGATAAGTCAATATCAAATATATCTCCAGTTGTAACTGTGTTTACATTTACATCACTTAGTAACTGTGTTTTAATAGTTTCTGTTAGTTGATAAAATCCTCTTATGCCTGTATTGCTCATATTACTTAAATTTACTTTTTATCTGTGCTGCTTCTATTTCGTTTTTTTCTTTTGTGTACTCTAAGAATGTTAAACACTCATATACATTTAATTTAGTGATATATTCAAATTTTGTAATATCTCCGTCAGCGATTGCATAGAGTGAATTGAACCATCCATATTTGGAAGTGAAATTAGATACTGTGCTAAATCCCTCTCGTTCTTCTTGTCCAAAGAGTTCAGCATAACTACCGACAAGTCTTTTCCTAAAGTGTAAAAAAAAACAATAGCACCTAGAACTGCATCTAAAGGAAAGTCTTTAGCTATTTCACTTGTATTAGAATCATATTCTTTTATAGTGTATCTATCCCCTCTTTTAAACTCAATAGGTCTAAACAAAACATTTGCTGCTCTGTGTATGTTATCGTTATCTCCTATAAATGTATCTAAGTCCATATACTCTCCAAAGCTCATATCATCAAGCTCTGGTATAAAACCATAATCAACCCCATTTAGTTTAAACTTACTTACAAGCTGATGCTCTGTATCAAACATATTATTTAACATCTCACATATCTCTGCAATATCTGTTGCTCTCATACCTCTAGCCACTAATTCAGATACGCTACAGAATGTCTCAATCATCTTAAGTTGTATCTCTGCTGGATTAATTTTAGTATTATTCTCTAGCTTTGCAAACTCTTGATATTGACCAAGTGTTATCTCGTTAAGGCTTGTAGGTATTCTAAGATTTACTTTCATATTCTTTTACTTATTAATATATAAACGTTTTTAAATTATTTTAGTAACTAAGATACTATATACTTACCTCTGTTTGGGTTTTGTAGTTGATAGCCTACTGCGTATCTAATCGCATCTATTAAGTGATTCCATTTATCTACTGGTGTATTAGACTTTCTTTCTAGCCAGCTATAATTATTTAGCTCTTTGATTAAGTTAGTGCTTTCTGGAGTTACTACTAAGTCATAGTCTTGTAATAGGCTTATTCCGTATGTAACACTTCCTTGTCCTTTGATGCTTGGTTTTACATTGCACCCCTTTGCTTTTATCTCGCTTAGTAGTCTTGGCTCTGCACTATCCCCTATTATTAAACCCCCCTTAGAATGTTTTATATTAAGCTCTGCTATTTGTGATGTGGTTAGTCTTTGTAAGTAGAAACATTCTTTTAAGTAAATAGTCTTAGTGCTACTGTTTATGTTTACCTCAACTAATGTAGATGGATCAGCAGCAAACCCATAATCTTGACCCCACACACTTACACTACTTCTTTTAAACTCTCCTATTGTCCAGTTATCAAATATAACTCCCTCAGCTTTATTAAGCCAAGAACCTAACATCTGTTGTTTATATTTCTCTGGTCTACGTTCTCGCATCTGTGCTATCTGCTCTATGTAGCTTTTAGATAAGTTATCTATGTTATCCATATACGTTGTGTGTATATAGGTGGTGTTGTCTTTTGTTATATTGCTACCCTCTTGAACTCCTCTGTCTTCAAAGAATCGTCTGTATATGAAATGCTCTTTGGTTGTAGGGTTTAGTATTAATACAACTCTGTTCTTGTTTCCTTTCTGTCTAACCGATAAGTCTATTGTGTCAAACTTCTGCTCATCAGTTAGTTCCTCTGCTTCATCTACTACCCAAGTAGTGATACCTTGTAAAGATTTAAGGTTTGCAGTCTGATCTCCACTTGATGTCTTTATGCCTCTAAAGATTATCTTGCTTCCAGTCTTTTTGTTTAGTATCTCATCCTTAGTTATGTGGAAGTGTTCTATTGAACCAAACTGTTCGAGCTTGTCTATAAACTCTGGTATAATAGAAATGTATGCTGAGGTTAGTGTATATCTTGTAAATAGGATAGTATGTCCAGCTTCATAGGTAAGCATAACTAAAAGGGCGTTTACTGAAAATGACTTCCCAGAACCACGCCCACCACTTACTATAAAATACCTACTGTCTGTTTCAACAATAGGTAGATATTTCTTTTTTACTTCAATCAATGGTTAATCAACAAACTTTATTAAATCTCTAAAATTGATGTTTAAGCCCTCCGATGAGTTGAGGTCTATACTTTCCTTAGGTTTTCCATAACGATAGCTTAAATACAACTGTAAGGCTCTTATATCAGCTTTCGCTACTAACTCCCCTAATTTACTTAGTGCTTCGTCTTTGTCTATTATAGAATCTAATCTCTCAATTAGTTTTTGCTCTTGTGCCTTTGGCTTTCTTCCAGCTCCCTCTCTTGCACCTCCGTTATTTTTTCTATTATCCATAATTGAAATAAATTGTTTATTCAATAATATATAAAGATAACTTTATTTTTTTACAAACAATCAACGTTTACTATATTTAACAAATCTAATATTTCTTTATTTTTTAACTTAAACCATTCTCCTGTTATTCTTTTATTTTTGTATTTACTATGTATAGTACATTCAATTAAAAAGGCTTTTGGATGTTCTCTTAACAGTAGTATTTCTAAATTTGGGTTATGAACTAAGTAGTGATTGTATCTTTTTTTAAAGTTTGTTGTGTAACCTATTTTTGTTAAGAAACCAGACTTTATAACATAAACAAACTCTTTTATTGTTTTTTTGTTTTTGTTTTCAATTTGTTTCTGTGCCTTATTTCTTATAGAGTCTTTACTTAATAGTTTAACAATAAACTCCTCACAATAAGCCTTAATCTCGTTAGATATTGAAAGGTTTAGACTACCTTTTTTTCTTCCAGCACCTTTTCGAGCACCTCCCCAATTTTTGTTATTATCTTCGTTTGTTATTTTCATATTAAAACATTCTAATTTGTGCTTTGTGCTGCTTTATTCTTTTTATTGCTGCATCGTAATACTCTTTGTCTAACTCACAGGCTGTAAGGTCATATTCTAAATTATGACAAGCTAAAGCTATTGAGCCACTACCTAAATGTGTGTCTAATATCTTATCACCCTCTTTTGCGTAATTTATTAAAAGCCATTCGTATAAAGCTATTGGTTTTTGTGTTGGGTGTATTTTATTAGCACCACCACTCCATTTTGTATACATTTTCAAAGCTCTTTTAAAACTTGTATAAGCTAATTCACCATCTGAAAAATCCCCCCCTATTTTCTTTTCCCAAAAAATCCACCCCATACTTGGGTTTAAATGTTCAACCATATAATTAGCGCCCCAAATTATCTGATTTTTTGATACTCTTTTAAGTTCTTCAAAGTATTCTTTTGTTGGTATATTACTATCCCATTCTTTATCATTATGCACAACCCTATTTACGTGTTTTTTTCTTGTTCTTACAGTTTTTTTTCCTTCACCAATACCATAAGGTGGGTCAACAATAGCAAGGTCAAAGTAGTTATCCTCATACCTTGCCATAAGTTCCATATTATCTTCGTTTGTTATTAGCATAGTACAGGATTCTTAACTTTGTTGTTTAGTAATGCACCTTTAACTTCTTTTATTGTCTTTGGTTTGACTCTGTGCTTTAATGATTTGTTAAAGGGTTCTAAGCGTGTTTCTTTAAACTCCTCTACTGTTTCTATATCCCAACCGCTTAAAACGTCTACAACGTCTTGTATTTCTTTTATGGTCTGAGTTGTTTCTGCTTTTTTAATCTCTTTCTTAATTTTGTCTTGTTCTGAATTGAAGAAAGGTTTAGAGAATACTAAGTCTAACTCTTTTATTATTTCATCGTGTTTCCTTTTATCTTCTAAGCCTATTACATTTACGCTATTAACGTGGTGTAGTATATTACAATGACTTTTTTTTATTGTTTCTCCTACCTCTCTAAAAGTACTTCCAGATTCATAAGCAAGTTTGCAAAACACTTTCTTTGCATATGTGTAATTCCTTTGCCTTGTTTTTAAGGTTATATCTAAGTTAAACTTATTGTTAACCGCTTCTTTTATTATATCTAATGTCATATCTTATTATCTATCACTTCAATTAAGTGTCTTAATTCGCTTCTCTCCCACTCTCCTAAGTTTACTCCGTTTATTAGGAACTTATAGTAGTCTTTTCTTTCTGTGTCTTTTACCTCTATGTTTATATACATCTTATTTATTTTTTTCTATCCATTGTTCTTGTTGCTCTCTTAAGTATTCTATCTCTCTCTTTAAGTAGTCTGCTGCTTTCTCTAAGTCTTTTAACTCATCGTCTTTCTTTCCGCTTCTACAAACATACTTAATTATATTGCCTCTATTGAAGTTTAGTTCATAATCTTTTATAAAGTCTATAACGTCATATCCTTTACCATTCTCGTAATGTAAATAGGTTGCTCTCATATTATTTATTTATTATATAGTGTAATGTTCCTTTGCTAGATATATTAAATTCATCCATAGTTTTACTATATGATTTTTCTTTATTATAGAATGATATTATTTCATTGTGGTTATGTACTTGGGCAAATGATGAAGCGTGTGATGCGTGTGCTATTCTGTCCGCTTGTTGTCTATCCATCATATTATCAGACTGCGTTCCTATTGCTATATTGTCAATAGAGTTATCTAAGGGATTTCCATTTAGATGCCTACACACAATACCTTTTTTATAAATATCTTCTCCATACTTTTGATATGCTTGAAGCCTATGAACTAAACAATT